AGACAAAGTGTGGAATGCTGCTCAAATTGAGAGCCCGCTAGTGTGCCCAGTTGGGCTTGCGGAACCTTTGAAAGTTAGGGTCATAAGTAAAGGACCCCCTCTCCTAAACACAGCCTTAAAACCATTCCAAAAATGGCTTTGGGGTGTCTTGAAGAAACATCCAGTGTTTCAATTGATCGGCCGTCCTGTGACGGAAGACGATGTGAACCGTGTTTTATTTGGGATGCCTCAGGATCATGAGGTGGTCTCCGGCGATTATGTTTCAAGTACCAATCGACTACATTCTTGGGTTAGCGAAGCTATCCTTGATGAGTTGATGATTTGTATTGGGGAAAGTGTCCAAAATTTAGAACTTTTTCCACCAAATTTTATGGTGAACTTAAAGAGCATGTTTTTGAAAGCTCTCACGAAACATATTTTTGTTGTAGAAGAGGGGTGTTCTAGCGAGGAAGTAGGGTTAATTCATAAGGAGATGAAACCTCAGACTGAAGGTCAGCTGATGGGTTCAATCGTTTCCTTCCCATTCCTTTGTATTGCGAACGCCGCTTTGTGTAGATTGGCTATGGAAGAGGCAGATGGAAAAGTGTACCATATTACAGGGAAAAAATGTCCCCTCTTGATTAATGGAGATGATTGTCTCCTCAGAGGAACAAAACGTTTACGTCCTGTTTGGGAAAACTTCTGCTCTCTAGCCGGTCTTTCTTCCAGTGTTGGAAAGACATATTTTAGTACGTCCTTTTGTACAATTAACTCAGAGATCTTTGAGATAGACCGTAGAACCGGATTGTGGTATTCACGTAAATATGTGAACCTCGGTCTTGTGTTTGGTCGCTCTAGAGTTCAAACTAAGGACTATGGTGGTGGGGCTCCAACACAGAGCCTGGGATGTTTGGCCCGTGATTTAAAACGGACATGCCCGAAGGAGCTTTGGCTTAAAGTCAAAAGTCAATTCATCCACCATAATAAAAAGAATTTGAAAATATATCCCGGTATACCCTGGTTTATTCCAGAGTGGCTTGGTGGGTTAGGATTGCCTTATGATCACGCTTCAGAAAGAGAAGTGAATGATCGTAAGATTGCAAGTTTTATAAAAAACAACATGAATTGTTGCCCTTCAATCAAGCCTATTGCCGTTAAGGATATGCCCTTTTGGAAAATGCATAAAGAGGC